CACGCACGAGCAAAAATAATAGAATCAGATTCTATATTGTTGAATAAAAGTCTGTAATACGGAAGCTTAATAATATGGAAGAAAAAATGAAAATAGGAATTATTATTCCAATTTTCATATCTTTATCATATTGTTATGATATCAATGCTAACTATGGTAAGATCACTATTCCTGATAATGACAATTGCACTTTATTGTTAAATGATACTAAAATTGAAGCTGTGAATGGTAAAGTGCCAGGATTACATTATGGATTGATCCAATATGAATGTGGACATCATAAAGGCTTTATCCTCAGTAAGCCTGAATGTTATGAGTGCGGCATATATTGCCCTCAAAATGATAGATTGCTAAACTGCAGACAATTTGGATTGCCATACCTTTTAGGCTTTATCACATCTCTTTTATTATCTGTAATACTGGTTATTTTTATGCATAAGTGGGGCTTTAATTGGATTAGTATTTTAATATCGTCTTTAAAAGATCATCGAAGAGTTAAGAGAGAGAATAGGTATGTTAAGTATATCAGTAAATTTAATGCAAGGAATATGAATCAACAGATTTACAATCCTCCCCCACAAACAACTAGTGCACCTAAAATGAAAAAATACCCATCTTTAACCGAAATAGCAGTCGGGACTCTTATGTTAACTGCTGACAGATCATATGCATGTGATAGAACTTTATTCATGCATTCAAATGGTCAAATTTGTGACAAAGTTAAATGTCAAGATATTAATTCTTATACATTTAATATTGGCATTGGTAAAACAATTTGCTTTAATACTCCTACTAGAGACATGATGAAATTTCAAATAACAAATACAAAGGAAGTTTCAACATATCAAGAGTTGTATGAAACTAGTGATTATGAGATTGAATTAGAGTCAACTTCAAGCTGTAAACAAGTTGGTTTATGTTATAAAGAATACTGTCATAAGAATGCTAAGCATCCTGATTTCAAAAATGGAACTGGTGTACATGGGTATGATTGTGAATCTGAAGGATTAGGATGTGACTTTATGTGTTGGCATAAATATGCATGCACTTGGTATTATTGGTGGTTCAGAAATGTTGGCAATAGAGCTGCTATATTCAAGAGGACAACAAGTATTTGGTCGTTTGACTTGTTAGTTACATATAAAGAATTAGTGGAAAGGTATACATTTAATAGTGATTTGACACAGAATGATTTAGATATAGGGAAACTGTTTTCTATCAATAATATGCCAATCAATGTAAATAATGTAATCAAAGCTAATTTTTATATATCTGATTATATAGTTAGAGATGGATTTTCATTTTATCAGGCAACTGCCAATGATATAAATAATCTCACACCAGGTAGATTGGGAGATTATCAAATATCATTAGATAACAGACAAAGCATTTATAAAAATAATGAAATACAATGTAGAACTACTGGATGTAAAGTAATATGCTCTGGACCTGAGCCATCATTAAGAGTTTTTAGATCATTAAAACATAAAAATATTGTTGAAGAATATAATATTTTAGATGACTATTCAATTAGAGTTCTCAAGAGTGTTCCAATGTCTGTAAACTTAAATATAGGAAATGTGGAATTTAAAAATTTATTTGTGGAACAAGCAAATTGTGACTTAAATGTCATACAGACTTTTGGATGTATTGGTTGTGATAAAATGCCTTATGCTATTATTCAATCCAGTAAAATAGTCAACCATGGGGTTTTACCATTTATATCCAATTGCACTTTCAATAGAAAAACTCTTTCATGCTCTGAAGATCTTACAAAATTAGTCCCTATAAGCAAATATAACTCCTGTCATATATATATACCTGTAAGTAATAAAACTTTAAATATTGAGTTTAAATATGAATTTTTTGGTGAATTGTCTGTACCTGAGGATATATATTCTCATGACAATGGTTTTAAGGGTATTCTTAAAAGCATCAGTGGTAATCCTAATTTCTTGGATACACTTACATATGGAGCATTTGCATTTACGGGTATTGGAATTGCAGCCTCTATGATAACGAAGATAGTATTACGTAGTATGGCAATTAAAAAGAGTAAAGAAACTGAAAAAGAGATAGAGATGCAGGATTGTTAAGTGTT